ATCGCGATTGAGCCCTTCATCTGTCTCGATGTCACTGGCCTTTGTTTTTGCCGTTGCGATTCTACGGGGAGGCGGAGATGGCGTCGTGGGCTCAACCGATATGACTGATGCCGCATCGCCTCCCGAAAAATAGCTCAGTACCGAATTCGACGGCATCCGCATTGTCCCCGCCGCGCGCCGCGCCCCCCGCCCCTCCGCTAGAGACTCCTGCGCATCGTAATACTGAAAGAGCATGTCTCCAACATCCAGGAAATAGTTCAACCGACCCTCGTCACTCTGTAGACTCGCAATCTGCGCGCGTAGCGCATCCGCCCGATCTTTCAATAAGCGCCAGTCATCTCCGCCGATATCGGCCACTTCGGCGAGACGATCCTCTGTGTCTGAGAGCTCGGACTCCAGGGTCTCCATGGTACCCCGCGCGCCCTCAAATTCCCGCATTTTCGCGTGATGATGCGCTTCTAGTGTAGTCGGTTTCACTGTTGAGCCGGCCTTTGGCTCCATGATAACATCTCGGACCAATACTGTGTTGAGTGCGTGTGACATCCTGTGCCGAAATTCAGCACCGGGCCTTTAGCCCACACCGATCCGAAAAAAACGCAGTAATAATTGAGAACTCCCGGTTCCCCGGAATTTGCCCGAAAAAAATTCTATCCCAGGAGTATAATATGAGCGGTGGTGGTCTTCTCCAGCTGGTGGCCTATGGTGCGCAGGATGTATACCTGACGGCGAACCCGCAGGTGACGTTCTTCAAGCAGCTGTACCGTCGTCACTCGAACTTCTCCATGGAGTCCATCGAGCAGACGTTCAACGGTGTGGCCAACTTCGGCAAGCGCGTGACGTGCACGATCTCCCGTAACGGTGATCTGATCTACCGCATCTACCTGCAGGCGACTCTGCCCCAGGTGAGCCTGCTGGAGGAGGACGGCTCTGGTGCGCAGTTCCGCTGGCTGAACTGGGTGGGCCACAACCTGGTCCGCAACGTCGAGATCGAGATCGGCGGCCAGCGCATTGACAAGCACTACGGCGACTGGCTCCACATCTGGAACGAGCTGACGCGCCCTGCGGGCAAGCAGGCCGGCTACGCCGAGATGGTGGGTAACGTGCCCGAGCTGGTGAACCATCTGTCGCAGAACGCCGATGGTGGCTGCGACGATGACTGCGCTGGTGGCGAGCCCCACGCCAGCAACGAGGCCCGCTACTGCGCGCCCGAGTACACGCTGTACATTCCCCTGCAGTTCTGGTTCAACCGCCACGCGGGCCTGGCGCTGCCTCTGATCGCCCTCCAGTACCACGAGGTGAAGATCAACCTGGAGTTCAACGAGCTGCGCAACCTGTGCTGGACCAACATGTCCACCATCCGCGAGCGCGTGAACGCGACGGGCCTGGTGTCTGCGTCTCTGTACGTGGACTACATCTACCTGGACACTGAGGAGCGCCGCCGCTTCGCCCAGGTTGCCCATGAGTACCTGATTGAGCAGCTCCAGTTCACGGGCGACGAGTCTGTGACGTCCAGCGCCAACAAGATCAAGATGTCCTTCAACCACCCGGTGAAGGAGCTCGTGTGGGTTGTCCAGCGCGACGACTTCGTGGCCTGCGACGGCACGATGGATGTGTACAAGGGGCAGCAGCCCTTCAACTACTCCGACTGGTTCGATCGCGCGGCCATCGAGTCCGGCTACTCCATCACGACGGTGGAGGGCCTGGCGGGCAAGAACCCCACGGTGGTGGCCAAGGTCCAGCTGAACGGCCACGATCGGTTCAGCGAGCGTGAGGGCAAGTACTTCAACCTGGTGCAGCCCTTCCAGCACCACACGAACATCCCCGCGGTGGGCATCAACGTGTACTCCTTTGCGCTGAACCCCGAGGACCACCAGCCCTCTGGCAGCTGCAACATGTCCCGCATTGATAACGCCACGCTGGTGCTGACGCTGTCCAACAACACGGTGGGCAACGGTCATACGGCGAAGGTGCGCATCTACGCGGTGAACTACAACGTGCTGCGCATTATGTCTGGCATGGGCGGTCTTGCTTACAGCAACTAAACAACAATCCAACGGATTCATATGGGTAGTCCTACAGCAAATTTTCTTAGTTTCGGATACACGGTATTCAAAACCAATAAAACGACACCCCCCCTCCCTCACAGCAGAGTACTCGCAATAAACATCATGATTGTATATGTAAAGATTACATACGCCGCGACAAAGAGTTTCGCACGGCGAGTCTGTGGTACCATATCGCCGTATCCGACGGAAGCCAGAGTGACAGTGCTAAAGTAGAGATGATCCGTGAAATCCCGGGTGCCTTTGATTTCTTCTCCAAGTACGGAATATGACACGATCGCAAACGCGAAGAGGATCGCCATCGGGATCAGGGCAAATACAATGTACCTCATTCGCGCCGCTCTATTATGGTATTCGCATTTGTTTCATGTAATGGTTCCAATGTAATTTCTCTCGAATTTATCCGAATTTTACAGAATATATCACCACTCTCCGCCCGCATCAATTAACCGCGCAAAAATATTTTCTCCGGCCTAACTATAAATGCCTGCTGGTGGTGGTGGTCTTCTGCAGCTCGTTGCTTATGGTGCGCAGGACGTATACCTGACGGCTAACCCTCAGGTTACCTTCTTCAAGCAGCTGTACCGTCGCCACTCGAACTTCTCCATGGAGTCCATCGAGCAGACGTTCAACGGCGTGGCCTCTTTCGGCCGCAAGGTCACGTGCACGATTGCGCGTAACGGCGACCTGGTCAGCAAGGTCTACCTGCAGGCCACGCTGCCCGCCATCAACAAGGATGATATCTCGGGTAACTTCTCCTGGACGCCTTACGTGGGTCAGTTCCTGATCAAGAACGTTGAGATAGAGATCGGCGGTCAGCTGATCGACAAGCACTACGGCGACTGGCTCCACATCTGGAACGAGCTGACGCTGCCCGCCGGCAAGACGCGCAACTATCTGCGCATGGTGAACGGCTACGGTGGCCAGCTGCTGGCCAAGGGTCAGGGTGGTGCGTGCGACGACTGCGCCGCTGATGCTGATGCTGATCATATCTGCAATGCGTTCAGCTCTACGCGCTACGCCGAGCTGCTGGTGAACGGTTCTAATGAACTCTGCTCTGACTGCAACCTCGGCCAGAACATTACCGGCGACTGTATCCCTGAGACCACGATGTACGTGCCTCTGGAGTTCTGGTTCAACCGTCACTATGGGCTTGCGCTGCCCCTGATCGCCCTCCAGTACCACGAGGTGAAGATCAACGTGGAGTTCAACGAGGCGCGCTACCTGGTCAACACCAGCGTCGCGGCCAACGTGAGCATGGTTAACGGCAAGGGCCTGGTCGCCGCCTCTCTGTGGGTGGACTACATCTACCTGGACACCGAGGAGCGCCGCCGCTTCGCGCAGGTCGCCCACGAGTACCTGATTGAGCAGCTGCAGTTCACGGGTGAGGAGTCCGTGACGTCCAGCGCCAACCGCCTGAAGCTCGACTTCAACCACCCCGTCAAGGAGCTCGTGTGGGTGGTCCAGAACCCCGCGTACCTGGACTGCAACAGCGAGTGCAACCAGCCTTGGCGCTACTCTGATGCGAGCCTGAAGAACCCTACGGCTGTGGCCAAGCTCCAGCTGAACGGTCACGATCGGTTCGCCGAGCGTGAGGGCGACTACTTCAACTTCGTCCAGCCTTACCAGCACCACACGGCGTCCCCTTCCACGGGCATCAACGTGTACTCCTTCGCGATCCGCCCTGAGGAGCACCAGCCCAGCGGCAGCTGCAACTTCTCCCGCATTGACAATGCGGTGCTGAACCTGACGCTGACCCGCGATACGTTCCAGACGATCCAGAATGGTGCCGAGGCTGTGTCCCAGACCTCCGCGCTGGTCCGCGTGTACGCCGTGAACTACAACGTGCTGCGCATCATGTCTGGCATGGGCGGACTTGCTTACAGCAACTAAATGAGAAACGACCCACGAAATAAGTATATGTAGATGACGTAATCTGCGGGGCACACATCATTTCTTTGTTTAAGATATTTATATATTCTAACCAGAGTATCTACCTAAATTTACAGAATATATGATCCCCTTATCCCGGCGAGAATTATCGTAAAATATTTTCTCCGGCCTAGCTATAAATGCCTGCTGGTGGTGGTGGTCTTCTACAGCTCGTTGCGTATGGTGCGCAGGATGTATACCTGACGGCGAACCCGCAGGTGACGTTCTTCAAGCAGCTGTACCGTCGTCACTCGAACTTCTCCATGGAGTCTATAGAGCAGACGTTCAACGGTGTGGCGTCCTTCGGCAAGAAGGTGACGTGCACGATTGCGCGCAACGGCGATCTGGTCAGCAAGATCTACCTGCAGGCCACGCTGCCGGCCGTGAGCTCCCAGAATATATCTGATGCGGGTGCGAGTGAATTCTCCTGGGTACCGTACGTGGGTCAGTATCTGATCAAGAATGTCGAGATCGAGATCGGCGGTCAGCTGATCGACAAGCACTACGGTGACTGGCTCCATATCTGGAACGAGCTGACGCTGCCCGCAGGCAAGGCCATCAACTACACAGAGATGGTGTCTGAGTTTGGCGGCCTGTACCTAGAGAGCGGTTCGGGCTCATGCGGTGACGGCTGCGCCGAGCAGCCTACTGCGGAGGCGAACTGCGATAAGAACGAGATTGATAATGGTCAGATGGACTACATCCTGGGTGGCACGCGCAGGTTCTGCTCAAATAACACAATTAGCTTCGTCGGCGGGGAGTGCCTGCCTGAGCACACCCTGTACGTGCCTCTGGAGTTCTGGTTCAACCGTCACTATGGGCTCGCACTGCCTCTGATCGCGCTCCAGTACCACGAGGTGAAGATCAACGTGGAGTTTAATGAGGCGCGCTATCTGATTAACGTTAACGGCTCTGCGGCCAGCGCTACGGCGATGTCTCGCTTCGTCGCCTCCCGCGGCCTGGTCTCTGCCTCTCTGTGGGTAGACTATATCTACCTGGACACAGAGGAGCGCCGCCGCTTCGCCCAGGTCGCTCACGAGTACCTGATCGAGCAGCTCCAGTTCACGGGCGAGGAGTCCGTGACGTCTAGCACGAATCGCCTGAAGCTGGACTTCAACCATCCCGTTAAGGAGCTTGTGTGGGTGGTCCAGAACCCCGCGTACCTGGACTGTAACGCGCAGACGAACCAGCCTTGGCGCTACTCAGACGCAGAGCTGAACAACCCCACCGCGGTTGCGAAGATCCAGCTGAATGGTCACGATCGGATTGCCGAGCGTGAGGGCAAGTACTTCAACGTGGTACAGCCTTACCAGCACCACACGGCCTCTCCTGGCGTGGGTGTGAATGTATACTCCTTTGCGATCCGCCCTGAGGAGCACCAGCCCAGCGGCAGCTGCAACTTCTCCCGCATTGATAATGCGGTGCTGAACCTGACGCTGACGCCTTCCACATTCAAGACCCGCATCAACGGTGATCTGTCTGAGGTCGACCCCACTTCCGCGCTGGTCCGTGTGTACGCCGTGAACTACAACGTGCTGCGCATCATGTCTGGCATGGGTGGACTTGCTTACAGCAACTAAACGAGAAACTACCCATCTTTCTGGAGTGCGATTTGTAAGACAAAATTGAATGTACGTGTATCTTACAATGGAAGTTGTAGATATGAGTACAGTGCCACGCAAACTAGGGAGACCACCAGGAGAGCAGCTATATATTCCCGTGTCGTACGCAGGCAGGGACTATGTAGTAGGGCTTATCTTAGCATGTGGAGAACCCAACCCATTCGTCTTTGATAAGGAAGATCATCCTAAAGTCGCTGAACGGTCGTGGCATCGTTGCGCGTCAAATTACATTTCTTCCAGTGTTTACATTGATAGAGAGGAAAAGAAGCTCTTCCTCCACAACCTCGTCATGAATCGCCCCCTGTATACCGGCAAAGGCCAGACAGAAACGGTGGATCACATCAACCGCAACGGATTCGACAATCGTAAGGAGAATCTTCGCGTTGTCAGTCAGAGTGAACAAAACCTTAATCAGAAATCGCGGAAGCGCACTGTCAGCTGACTGTGGGCTGACTATGGATGATATTCCGAGACACATCTGGTACCGCCATTTTCTGAAGTTAAAATCATTAGCTTTTCAGAAAATGTCGTTAACTTCTTTTTCTATGAAAAAGAAGGTACATCAAGGCAAATGGCGCCCATGGTGATCGCTTCGCAATTGAGTTCAAATCCGAAGGAATCATCTGGAAAACAACTAGCTCCAAAACTGTCACTCTCCGTGACAAACTCACCGCCGCTAAGGCCAAACTTCAAGAATTCTACACGACTTATCCTCATCTGAATCCGGAAAATCCCGCACTCCTCGCAGAAGTCGCCGCGCTACGCGCCTCCTACGATGCGATTGTTGACGCAGCAACCGCATAAAATTGACATCACAGACAACCAGAAGACCCGCCCTAGTACGATGACTGACGCAACCGAATTCTCTCCCGCGTTCTTTGACGCAGCATCGGCCGCGTGGCACGCTAACAAGATCCGCCGCGGCCCTGCTCTAGCCTACAAGTGTGACGCCATCAAGAAGGATGAAAAACCCTGTGGGAAACCCGCTCTCAGTCGCTGCTCTCTGGTCCCACAATCACATCATCTGTGCGCATCACACCGTCGCCATCCCCCATCCCACTTTCGAGCACCTCCGCCCACGGAAAGTCCGCCAGCAGCAGCGCCAGCGCATGTGACCGCCTCTCCAGCCATGTCTCCCCAGGTGCCTGCCGTGTCAGGTACTTCCATCGCCACTCGAAGCGCAACGCGGCGCGCTCTTCTGTGAAGCCTCCGACGAGGAATCGCCGTACCCACCGCCGGCCCGATGTAGCCCGTGCGCCACCACTAATTTCGCCATTATGCTGCCTCAGTCGCCGTGCCGGATCGACCGTCGCACCTACATATGTTTTGCTGCGGCCCCCATCCACGGCCTCGAGCATGTAACAGTACCATGGAGCGGTCATTGTCTATCTCCTTAGAGAGCCACATCTATTTTAAATAACCAGGCAGGATAAGTGATGTCGGCCATCCGCAACTGTGAAATATTCACATCGATCCCCATGCCAGCATTCTTAACACCGGCCGCATGCAGCATCTACGATAGTTCGGGATCCGTCTGGCCCGCACAGCCCTTTCCCTCTACACAATTTCTCACACAGTTTTCCCATTCGGAACTACGCGATGCGCGCGCAGCCTGGAATCTCTTCGAGCAAATCGAGTCGCAGGATGCCGCCACGCGCGTGCGTCTCGCCGCCGCACCTCATCCGTATTCAGGAAGTAATATCCAAACCCCCCACATCTGGTATGTCTTCAAATCAAACGAAGAGAGACTCCGGTATCTCCGCGGAAAGGCCCTTCATTCATCGCTCTGCCCAGAATACAGATGGGTTTCGCAGCGCGATCTCGGAATCACGGCCCCTCCCGTGAATGTCTATCCAATTCTCTGTAGCGATAAAATCCCCAGCATCTAAGTAAGAGCCCGCATGGAAATCTGTTCTATGACTCCGAAAAGCACCGTGAATATCGCCCGTCGTCGGTACACGGGGCGCGCAACATGCGAGGCGTGTAACACGTGCGTTGAACCCTGCGGAGCCGCATGTGAACATTATAGTGGTGGTGTCGCAGCGACGACGTGGCCTTGTCAGACCTTTCCCGCGGCGCAGCTTGCGAGACGATATTCCGAATCGGATCTCCGCAACGCAAAGATCGCATGGGCCACATTCGAACGCGTCGAGGCACACGACGCTGCTTCCCGTATCCGTCTGAGTGGAACAGGATGGAATCCTGCGACTAGCACGTGTAAGACCCCCTGGTATCGCTTCTCAGGTTCCCCGGAACACACCGCGTACCGCCGCGGCCGCGAACTCCACATTGAGCTCTGCGGCGGCCTTTCCTGGCGCCCGCAGAGAACGCTGGGAATAAGCGCAACGCCAGTTACTGATGTGCGGCCAGGGTGTTGTGCTGCTGAATAGGTACAATTATTTATTCGTATATAACTGTTAAAATTTATATATATATATATCGTTTTTTTACCCGATATATATATAAATGTCACGAGTACTACTACTAGTTGATGCGTCCGTTGCGCACTACGAGGGCATCGTCGGTGCTGTACTTGCGAATGTTACCCCGGTGGTGTTTAACGGTAGAGAGGATACATACGAATCTATCCTCGGCAAAATCGCAGCAGCAACCCCTACGGGAACGACATATGGAACAGTAGGCCTGGCCCAGCATGGTGCCGATCATATGCCCGAGTACGCGATTACACGCGCCGAGACCCCCGCACTTCTGGATGACGCGACATCATGGCAGGGCGTTGCCGGATTCTTCAACACACTCAAGACTACATACAGTGTATCTACTGTTGATCTGATTTCTTGTATGATCTACTCGAATCCGCAGTGGGTCCAGGCGCTGAATAATCTAGAGGCGCAGACGGGCCTGAATTTCCGCGCATCCAAAGATGCGACGGGCAATTTAGCAAACGGTGGCAACTGGGTGATGGAGAGCGATAATGTCAATATAGAGGGCATTTACTTTACGGATGCTATCAAGCAGTTTACGGGGCTCCTATACAACGTATATCGCAATAAAAGTAGCCAGATGGTATCTGCTACTAATCCCCTAACATTTCCTATGGTGTCAGCATCGAACCCAGTCAATGGTATGACACGTGTATCGACGCCTTCTTCTATTGTAACGTGGGGCGATGTGTACTTTGGGGGCAACAGCTCCTCTGTAGCGTCTACTCTAACAAATGTAACAGCGATCGCTTCTACTGCTACTGCATTTGCGGCAATCACTACAGGCGGATCTGTTATTACATGGGGCCAGTGGTACTCTGGTGGCGATAGCAGTACAGTAGCTGGGTCCCTCAGCAGTGGTGTTATCGCGATTGCGTCAACTACAGATGCGTTTGCGGCACTCAAAACAGGAGGATCTGTTGTTACATGGGGCACTTCAGCTTATGGGGGTGATAGCAGTTCAGTAGCGGAGTTCCTCAGCAGTGGTGTTGTCGCGATTGCTTCAAATGACCACGCTTTCGCGGCACTCAAAGATGATGGATCTGTTATTACATGGGGGAAATATTATCTCGCGTCTTTTCAAAACACTTATAATTATCCAAATAGTAAGCCAGTATCCAGTGGTGCTATAGCTATTGCTTCGACCGGGTCTGCGTTTGCAGCACTCAAACAGAATGGTTCTGTTGTCGCATGGGGTCCTACCGCTGGGGGGGGTAATATAAGTTCAGTAGCTAATGACCTCAGCAGTGGTGTTGTCGCGATTGCTTCAAATGACCACGCTTTCGCGGCACTCAAAGTGGGAGGATCTGTTGTTACATGGGGTGAATCAAATAATGGTGGCAACCGCAGTACAGTAGCTAATGACCTCAGCAGTGGTGTTATAGCCATTGCTTCAACTACGCGTTCCTTTGCTGCACTCAAAGTTGGAGGATCTGTTGTTATATGGGGTGATTCAAATAATGGTGGCAGCAGCAGCAGCACAGTATCATCTCTTCTGAATAGTGATGTTACGGCGATTGCTTCCACTTATGGTGCTTATGCCGCAATTAAAACTGACGGTTCTGTTGTCGTATGGGGTCAAAGTTATGCTGGCGGCAATAGCAGTTCAGTAGCTAATGACCTCGGCAGTGGTGTTGTCGCGATTGCTTCAACCGATAGTGCTTTTGCGGCACTTAAATCTCCTTCTGGGAACGTCGTCGCATGGGGCTATTATAATTATAGCCCTACACCTGGGTTTCCATTACCTAGTACCCTCAGTGATGTTATATCCATTGCTTCAACGAAGCATTCTTTTACAGCGATAAAATCTGACGGTTCTGTTACATCATGGGGTAGTATGAGTTATGTGTCGGGAAGTTCAACAAATATTACAGCTGTCGCAGGGAATAACTCTTCTTTTGCCGCGTTCGTAGGACCGCCGCCGCCGACAACACCTATAATTAGTGTTACGGTCGGCTCGAACAGTTTGATGGAGGGAGTCTCTCTCACGCTGAGTGTGTCGGCCCCATACCCTGGAGCTATCTACCAGTGGTACAAAGGTTCTTCTGCGATCAGCGATGGGATGGATACGAGTTACACTGTGGCCAGTGTTGCTGTCGCAGATGCGGGCGACTACAAGGTAGTACAAACCGTAAACGGTAGTCCCTTAGAGAGTAATACATTGACAATCGATGTTTCTCTTCCCACTATATCTTCTAATAAACCTACCCCATACACCGGCAACACTATCACACTGTCTTTAGTAAATGCGCCAACGGTAACGCCTGCCCCCGCGTATCGGTGGGTCAAAAATGGTTCTGATATTCCTTCTGCCGACGCTTCTACATACGTTATATATAACGCTAGTACTTCTGATAATGGCGACTATTATCTACGTGTGGGCAATGCTGTAAATAGCAATATAGTATCTGTGAATGTTGTGCCGCCGCCGCGTCTAGCCGCCGACACCGTCTTCACCGCAACCGACGGTCACCAGTACAAGGTCCTCGCGGTTAACACCACCGTAACATTATTGAGCCTAGCGAACGGCGGCGCGGGTGACGTCACGTTAACGTCACCCGTAACAGATGGGGATGGTTTGGCCTACACGTTGGTACAGGTGGGTAATAATACCATCATGAACAATGTGACGTCTATGGCAGAGTCGACCCTGACATCGCTCGTTTTACCGTCTAGCGTTACCGCTATCGGCCATTCTGCCTTTAAGGGAACGTCTAGTCTACTCACCATCACTGGCAGCGGCGTAACACATGTATACGAATCAGCGTTCGACGGGTGTGCTTCGTTACACTCTATTAATCTACCGGCTGTATCAGTTATTTCGCCACGTTCTTTTAACATGTGTACTGGGTTGTTACGTGTAGATCTACCCAATGTTACACAGATAGGGGACTATGCCTTCATGGCCGCGGTCGGATTGACATATGTACATCTACCCAATGTTACACAGATAGGGAGCTATGCCTTCAACGCTGCGACGCAGTTGGCATATGTATATCTACCCAATGTTACACATATCGGGTCGTATGCTTTTCAATCCTGTCTTTCGCTGAAAGGTATATACGTTGATGTTAATGAGGGAGACGTCACAATAGATAGTATAAATTCTATGACTCCTGGCCTTTATGTTAATCAGGACTTTGCGATTTATTATCAGCCAAATAGAACATGGAGCAGTGCGCTGGCGACCTCTGGATTTAGTACCATCCCGTGTATCGCGTATAATCCTTCTGTCAGCCTGAGTACCTCTACAGCGTCACCTGCGGAGGGGGCGTCAATTACACTGACAGCGTCGTTCACCCCCGCCGGCCTGGGTGCGACATACCGCTTCTACCACGAGGCGGTTCCTCTTGGTACTGCCGCGCAATCTACAAATACATAT